ATGCGTTTGAAAACTTTTCTGCTGAATATACCGATGCAGAAACAACCACGACTGCCGTGACTTTTCAAGAATTGGACTCGTTGGACTTCACGCCAAAATCGACAAATACAATCGTCACTGTTGCATCATCAATTTTTGCGGCGGGTTCTGCCAGCATACCAGTGGCAACTCGAATACAAGTTGGCGGAACAACGTCACCGAACACGCAACCTGACACATATTTTTCTGCCCGTTCGAATGACAGCGCAGATTTGTTGCCGTTGCCGTATGTCACCACCTATTCGGGTACTATTGATACCGAAGCAACCATTGATTTTAATTCCAAGAAAACAACGTCAGCCGATATTGGTTGGAAAGAATATGCACTTGCGTCTTTTTCTTCTGTGATTGTTCCCTACGCTGTAAACTATTCCGCGATTGCATCGCAAACATTCAGTTCTGGTGAAGTTGCATCGCAAGCGTACAATAGTGGTGAAGTTGCATCACAAACATTCGCGTCTGGCGACGTAGCAAGCGAGGTCAACCCATCATGAGCAGTACACCAACAAACGCAACAATCTATGAAGATACGGGTGTGACTTGTATGTCACGCATTTTCGGTGACGATGCGGCGGCAATCACGCAGGGAACAACATCTGCAATCACCCTTGCGGTATTCAAGAACACCACAACTGCCGCAACATACACGGCTTCGTTGACTGTGGCAGATGTCGTCTTTAATGCTTTACAGACTGATGCTCGTTGGTCACTCGATTCAACTGGCTATAATTTTCGGTATGGCGTTGTGGCTTCTGTTTTTGACGATGGCGATGCAACGTACCGACTTGAGTTCAAGTTCACACCGACTTCTGGAAGCCAGTATTTTGTTGTCTTTGAAATAGACACAGTGGAGATATTTACCTCATGATGCTTTATTGGTCATCAATCATTGTGATTTTTTCAGAACCAACCTTGCACGGATGGAGTCATATATGCACGTTCGCCTGACTTGTGATCTCACTCAAGAGCAAATCGACTGCGGATATGACCGCACTCTATTGTCCCTTCATAGCAAATACATTGATTGGATTCTTGGACTCGGTTTGCCAATTGTCGGTTTTCATATCGCGTGGGAAGAAATGCAAACAGGCAACTCGCACATGTTCATCACCGTCGATTTGATTGATGACAAAAGCGATGGGGTAGGTATTGATTCAAAGTTTTTTGATGAAATAAGATTGGGCGGAAAAGACGATGGCTGATTTTGACGAAAAAGGAAAGTTTACAAAAGGCAATAGATTCTCATTTGCAAAGCATCCAGACCATCGAAATATGAATGGTCGTCCAAAAGGAAGGTCTTTGCAAGACCAACTTCGCAAAATGATTGAAGACGAAGAGACAGGTGAAAAATTGTGCAACGCACTGGTGAGTGCGGCACTTGACAGGGCATTGAAGGGTGACTTCCGATTTTGGCAAGAAATCATCCAGCGTATTGACGGCAAAGTTCCAAACAGAATTGCAGATTCAGATGGTTCATCATTGACATTTATTTTGGACGAGGCAGTACAATCAATGAACAAAAATGGACGAGCAAAATGAAAACACTCATCGACTCGAAGTTCTACCGCAACAATTGAACTTTTTGAAATCTGAAAAGCGCGAAGTTTTATATTCGGGTGCATTTGGCGCAGGTAAGACAAGAGCGGTTTGCCTCCTCGTTGCGATGCGAGCCAGCGTTGCAGGGTCAAGAGAGGGACTGTGCAGAAAAACGGTCGTGTCCCTAAAAAGGTCAACGCTGAAAACTTTACTTGAACCAGATGGATTGTTGCCACCTGTTTTGCCTAGAGGGTCTTATGAATACAAAAAAATGGATGGAGAAATTAACATCTTTGGCGGTGGCACAATCATGCTGTTTGGATTGGAAGATGCGGGTCGCATCGCGTCAATGAACCTCTCTGGTTGCGCAATCGACGAAGTGTCCGAACTCAATGAGCGTGACTACACAATGCTCAGGGGCAGAATACGCCTGAACTTGCCAAACTTGCCCAATCAAATATACGGGGCTTGCAATCCGTCAACGCCACAACATTTTCTTGCAAAGCGATTCGGTCTTGCTGGCGGTCACAAATGCGCTCCGAATTGCGAAGCGATAACAACGACAAGTCGAGACAATTGGTTCTTGCCAAAAGACTACGTTGAAGATTTGGAAACAATGACAGGGGTTGCACGGAAGCGGTACGTCGAAGGATTGTGGGTTGGCTCTGAAGGTTTGGTGTTTGACCGATGGGATGAAAGCAAATATATCTGCGATTCGTTGCCAGAATCGTTTGACCGCATTTTCGTTGGTTGCGATGAGGGATACAATCACCCAAGCGTTCAATTGCTTTGCGGGCTGAAGGACGATATTTTCTATGTGATGGACGAATGGTGCGAACGGCACAAGCTCGAACAACAAGTGGTTGAACACGCTCATCGGTGGAAAAGGGAATACCCTGAAATTGAATGTTTTGTTGTTGATCCTTCTGCGGCAAAACTTCGAGCGGCAATGCGCCACAGTGGGCTGGACGTAACGCCAGCAGACAACGCTGTTTTCAGTGGCATCCAAAGCGTATCCGCAAGAATGTCGAACGACCCTTCAGGAAAACCACGACTTCAAGTTCACCGACAATGCTCCAATTTGTTGCGAGAGTTCAGTTCTTATGAGTGGGCGAGTCGCCAAGATGGTACACTGAAAGAAGCCCCTGTGAAATTGAACGATGACTGTGTTGACTCGCTTCGCTATTCTATAACATATACTGATGGTTTGAAAACTGCTCCATCCATACGCTCAATTGGTGGAGATGATGAAAAGTACAAAATGAATCCACTTGAAAATGAACGATTGTGGACGGAGATTTGAAAATGCTCGATAAGTTCCGCAAAAGCAAAAACGAAAAAGAAGCAACCACAAAAGCAACTGACCGACAAGCGTATTTGAGCGGCAGTATTCCAGCGTGGGAGAAGGCGAGCGCGGGCATTCAAAGAAGTCGCGGATATTCCGCGTTGATGTCGAGATTCAAAGGTTGGGTCTATGCCGCCGCGATGATAAACGCGCGTGGCGTTGCAAGCCAGCCAATCAAGCTCTATTCCACGCAACCACGAAACGGCATGAAGTCTATTGTGAACACGAAAAAAATCAGTTCGCACAAGGCATCTTATCTTCGAGGCGAGATGGAAAGCAAGCCCTCAATATTTGTGCAACGAAAAATGATGGCGGGTTGCGACGTTGTTGAAGTACATGAACATCCTGTGCTGGAATTACTTGACAACCCATCGCCTGAAATGGATGGATACACGCTTGCCATGCAACGAATGCTGAACCTGCAATTGACAGGCAACGCATATCTTCACCCGATAGTTTCAGAAACAATTGGTGTACCGATTGAACTTTGGAATATGCAAAGCGACTTGGTGACGGTCGTGCCTGATGGTGATATGGATTTGGTTGATGGATACCAGTACGGAAAACAACCAAGCGCGGTCAAGTTCCGCAAAGATGAAGTGTTGCATGAAAAGCAACCGAATCCTTCTGATCCGTTCTATGGCATGGGCTGGGTGAGTGCGGCAATCGACGCAGTTGATTTGCTTAATTCAATGGATGAATACGAGCAGAATGTTCTTGATAATCAAGCGCGACCCGATTGGGCAATCATGGTCAAAGAACATTTGACTGATGGGCAATACCAGCGATTGATGCAACAAGTCGAACGACAACTCGGCGGAAAGAACAACCGAAGTCGCCCATTTATATTCGAAGGAGGCACGGACGGGAAACCAATGCAATTCAGTCCGCAAGACTTGGCTTTTGATTCAGGGGAAATACGAAAAATTGAAGTCATCGCCGCAATTGCAGGAGTTCCAGTGACGAAGTTGAAAGCGAACGACCCGAACCTTGCAAATGCAAGAGAGGGAAATCTTGGCTGGCTTCGAGATACGATTGTGCCATACTTAACACTTGACGAATCGTTTTTGAATCGCCAGTTGTTGCCGATGTTTGGAATGTTTGCTGAAACGCTATTTCTTGCATACGACGACCCTGTTTCTGTTGACCGTTCGCAACAAGCGACTATTGATGCGAGTGACATTGCGGCAGGTATCCGAACACGGAATGAAGTGAGGGCAGAACGAGGACTCGCGCCCACCGAAGGCGGAGATGAATTGTTTATCCCGATGGGTTCAGTGCCGATTGACGTTGCAATTGAAAACGCAAGAAATCCGCAACCGATGTTCGGCGCGCTTGCTACCCCTGCTCCACCGACAGCACCTCCGAGCCGACCATCAACATCAAATCCCAATTATTCGCCAATCGGAGGTGGAACAGGTGATGCAGAACCAGCACCAGAGCCAATCGACAAAACCTGTCCCGACGGCTGGCATTATATGGAAGCAGACGATTTGCATGACTCGCCATATTGTATGCGTGGAAGCACACACCCTATCGTCGCGGATTCCGTTGACGATTGCGACTGTAAAAAAAAACATAAATCAACAAAAGAAATGTGGGATGAGTCGCGTTCTTTATTAAGTCAAAAGCGCGCGCCGATTGATAAGGGCAATGAGGAGTATCTTGAGACAATGGAAGTGTTTGAGACTCCCATGAACAATTTTCGTGACGAGTTAGAACCACTGTTTCGCAAAGAGATTGAGCGATTCCTTGATTTGGCAGGAGGGATGGGCGAGTTCGTGACGAGTTCAGAAGCCGAGCAAGAGATCAGAAAAATCACCGACCGATTTGTGGATGATGTTTTGCTCACTTCTGGACAAAGAGAATTGGACAGACTCGGACTTGATTTGACATTCAACCAACTCAGCCCAACCATTGCAAACACTCTGCAAAAGTACAAAG